TTGAGTCTAGGAAGTTGGAGCTTTTCAGGTCAGCGCCACCACCACCGAAGCTAGTTGATGATATTAAAGACGTTGCAAGTTTTGCTATACCATCCGATAAGCCTGTTAAGCCATTGCTTATTTTTTCCAGCACTGACAGTTGATCATAAGCGATTTCTTTATACTCATTCATTGAGTTGCTAACTGAGCTACTAGAAGCTTCACTATCGCCCAATACCGTGCCTGTACCGCTTTCAGGTTTGGTATATGAACCACCGCCTCCACCGCTTACAGCTAACCCCATGCCGCCAAGCACGACACCCATAGCAGCCACGCCAGCGAAGCCGCCCCACCCTGATTGCTCGAACATTTTAGCCGCACCAGCAGCCGCTGCAGCCAAGCCTTTTTGCAATGACATCGCTATTTCGATAGCTGCAAATCCTTTTTCCATCGCGTGTAAAGCTTTACGCTCTTTTGATTGCTCTTTGAAGAGTGATGAAGCAGCGCCGGCGGTTTTACTTAACAGTCCAATTTGCGTTTTTTGGCTTTCGATGGTTAAGCCTGCAAGCTTGCTCTCTGCATCAAGTCTTTGAGCTGTTGATGATTTTGCAGAGTCGCGGATATCAATTAGCTCAGCTTCACGCTTAGCCATTAAATCCATTTTTGACACGTAACCGTCTATTGCATCTGACATACTGCCGAATGCGTCAACGATAGCCGAGCCTGTTTGCGTCCAAGCGTCACCAAGTGAGTTTGTTTTGTTTAGAATTGAATCAATAGAATCAGAAGCCTTTTGAGACTCATCATCTTTTTTGCTGAATAATTTTGATAATTCATCTTCCGCTTTAGCTCTAGCTTCTACGTCTCTTTCGTACATATCCGCTTTTGCATCAAAGTGAGATTGCAGGGCTTTTTCATTTTCAGCAAATGCTTTTGCGGCTTCTTTTTCCTCAAGGTTTTTCTTTCTTATTTCATCAGCCGCAGCCTTAGCCGCCCCTTTCCATTTTATTAATTCGGCTATTTGTTTTTTGATTTCTGGCGTTAACTCAGTGGCGGATGTATAGCCAAGTTTGAATGCAATAGCTAACTCAGTGGCCGCTTGTTCGCCTTCTAAGAATTCAGCCTTTAATATGCTTGTTTGTTGAGTTAGTGCCGCAAGTGTTTCTGTTACAACGGCGGAGCTTTCGCTTGATTCTTTCAGCTCCCCAGTTATATCTGCAAACGCCTGCCTTAGCAGGTTGACATTATCAACACCAGACCTGACAGCCTCAAAAAGCGGTATCATCTCTTTTGATAATTCATTTATTCTTTTGCTTGATCCGCCAGTCTCATCATTCATTTTTTCAAGCTGGTTTTGCAATGCTTTAACTGTTGATGGGCTGGTATCGTTTTTAAGTTCACCTAGTGCCTGTATATACTCAAGCGCAGACATTCTCGATACGCCAAACTCGCGGGAAACTTCATCTAGTTTTGCGGACAGTGATGCAAATCCACCTTGCCCAATCATCCCTTGTATTTTATCTGGCAGATCGGATAACGCACCAGAATAACGCTGGATTGTTTCGTATGCTGCCTGCATTCCCATTGCGCCATTAAACATGCCCTCCATATCATCAAGCGAATCAATTATGCCTTTTGTCGCTATATCTATTTGTTTCTGCGCGTCGACGATTGATGCGGATATTTGAAGCCTTGCAAGAGACTCGCTTCTGTTAGCTAGCCTTTCAAGCTCTTTCGTTAAAATAGAACTTCCGTCAGCGGCATCAGTTAGTGAAACTTTTAATGATTTTGCAACGTCTTCAAGTTGTTGCATTGCGGTCTTTGAGTTTGTCAGTGACGGCATTAATACGCCTGCCAATACAGCGCCAAGCGAAACCAAAACACCAGCCATTGGAGCGCCTAGCACAATACCTAAGTCAGCAGATTGTTGAGACAGTGCAAGCATAGCAGACTGACCACCTTGCAACTGACCGACAAATTGCTGCACTTGTATACCAGCCATGCCAGCATTGCGACCAACTAGGCCAAAAGACTTGCTAACGCCTTTTGACTGCTCGCTTATTTGTCTTTCGGTATTCGCGCCAGTCCTACCAATTTGTGACAGCTTGGCATCAGCCTTTGTCAAATCACTTGTATCAGCCTTAAAACCAATAGTCGCCAAAGTATCCACGGCAAATCCTCTAAAAATATTTATCGTAGTATAACGCAGTGGTCAGACCAGTTAAATGAATTGTTTGTGGTATGGTTTGGTTTCGATTAATTGTGAGGGATAGATATGAGCGAATGGTTAGCAAGAAATGTAACGCCACCTAAAAACAGGCTGATAATAGCGTACTGCCCAATGTGGTGTGATAGCGGATATCAGATTTGTGAGTACTCAAATGGTAAGTTTTCATACGCAGACCAGCCTAACGATTCTTTTAATGAATGTGTTGTCAAATGGTCTTTATTCATGGAGGCTGAATAATGAATATTCCATCGATAAGAAGTATTTTTATAAATAGATTATTATTCGACGGGTTTTATACTATTCAAGAAATAATTGATTCATCACTAAGTAATAACTGCAACATAGAGTTATCCAACGGAATGAAAGCATCGCTAATTAGCTACACAAATGATAAAAATGAAGCTTGTTTCCATGACGGATTTATTTCATTCAAGCTGTCCCAGTCTGATTTAGAATTTAATGTTTTTGAGAGAAACGCATAAAAACCCTCCTAAGAGGGTCTCATCATAGCTTTCATTCTTCGACCATTAGCAGCTTGTATCAGCGCTAATGATTCGTCATCTGGTATCAATGGCGGATCAATGTTGTTATCTTGACTTGTCATACTATGCCAACTGCAATAAGATTCTGACATTTTCCTTATTGCTTCGGCTTCCCAATCTAAATAATCAATCTTGTTAGCGGCAAAAAAGCTGGTGATTTCTTGCCAGGTTAACGGCATTATCCCATTAAAACCTTGCAAGCACCTACCAGCTTTACTAAACCAATCAGATAAGTATTGGCAAGGTGACTCAGGCATCCATGCCGCGTCACCGTGAACTCTGCCCCAGCTTGTGTAATTGTCACTATTTTTTGACTCTTTCCAAGGCGCATGGATCCAGCCAAAGTAGCCAGCCCAATCAGCGCAATCAGAGATTACTTTTTTACGTAGTTAGTCCGGTCGGCAATATGCTTGTCAACTTGCTCATAAACAATCGGGTACTTTTTGTAAAAGTCTAAAGCTTGTTCACGAGTGAAACTCTCTTTAAAGTTTTTCCAGCCACACGTTAACTCTGCAACGAATTCTCGGTTAATCTCTAATCGTGCTTCAATCTCGCTATCAGATGGTAGCGAATCTTTATGCCGTTTCTTCTCGATTTTATCAAGCTTGCGAAGTCGTGCAAGGTTTGCGGTACGCGCCTGCTTTGAGTCTGAGCCGTACAACAAAATCAATAGCGGCTTAGTTTCGTCGTCTACTTTATTGCCGTTTTCGTCGATTTTTGGCATATAACATAAACGGCCATCAGGGAATGTAATGTGACATTCTGCTGTGTCGTTTAATTCCAATTGCGAAAAGTCAAATTCTAAATCTTGCTTAGCCATGATAACCTCATCAGGGTTTGTGCATCCAAAAAAGAGATGCTAGTGCGAGTGGATGAGTCTCGCGGGGCATGACCCTTTTACTAGCAATGGGATTGTAACTGGTAAGACCAGTATATTCAAGGCAATAAAAAAGCGGCCTAAGCCGCTTTTGTTAAGTGGTTAATTCACTAAAAATGCAACAACGAGCAAGTTAAGCCAGTACCGCCAGTGATGGCAATCGCACCCTGCAAGAACGCGCTAATTGTATTTAGCGGTATTGCAACAACGGCACCGTCAGCGATTGAGCCGACAGCATAGCCGCCTGACACGTCAACATCGCCAACGCCAGCAACAGGAACAACGCTCCCGCCATCACCATCAATAACAGGTGACAAAGCGCCACCAGTGTCATTACGCATGATTAGCGTGGGCTTGTATGATGCAACATAGGTAAACGTGTCAGCGGTTCCAGTCAAATCAACTTCAACCATCGCTCGCTTTCCGCTACCCGTCATCAATGTAGGTGTAATAGTAGCCATAATCTACTCCTTACGCTTCGACGATTGGCTTGTTAAACTCGATGTTCATTGAAGAACCAACCATTGAGTTTGCAGAGCCGGGATTTTTAGTGGCGCTGAATGCTTTGCCGTATGTATAGTCGATTGAACCGTCTTGATATTCGATAGCAATTGATAACAATGCGGTAGCTGATAACACGTTAGCACGTAAAATAGACTGACCTGCATCGGTAGAATCGTAAGCACCATCTACAGCAACAGAGCCGTAATTGATGAAGCCGCCGTATTTTTCAGTTACGCCAGTCGCTAATGG